CACTACAACCTCATGGTACTGGAAATACACCTCGATAAAGTCCACGAATTGGACGAAGCAAACACACTGGGTTACTTCCCTAAGCAAGAAGACTTTGACGAACTAATAACTGAGGATTGCGACGTATTCCTCCCCGACGGAACCAAGGTCCTCGTATTCCGTAAGAAAGCAATCACCCACATCGCCAATTACACTGAGAGACAGTGGACATGGTGGAGATGGGTCGCTCGTCGTTACCCCAGCATCGGTCGGGGTGCGGCAGCGGGAAAAGAAATTCATGCCCAAACCTGGCGGAGGATTACCAAAGCAACCCGTGCCTTCACCCTTCAAGCCAAGAAAGGAAAATTTAATGATGCGACAGAGCAAGAGATCCAAGAGTTCCTTCAGTCGGACACACGATGGGATCTGTTGAACTATGTGATCTCATGCGTCAGGGAAGATGGTCTATATGACGCTGAACTTTGTGCCCCATACGAGAAGCGTATCAAGCGTCTGAAGCACCTCCCGATTGAAGAACAAAGAGAAATTGCTGACTTCCTGGTTGAGAACCGTGCTAAGGTCTGGTTCAATAATTGGTTGGAACGGGAGTTCCTGCCAGCACCTCCAGAGAAGAGACCGGAAGTTGCGTTATATTGTTTTGAGAGATACTTCGGACGTGAATCCTTCAATGAAGTCCACTCCGGCGTGGTCGGTGCTATGGATCGACAGATCATGGTACCTTATGCAAGATTGACCGTTACGACGGAACCGCCAAAGTACCTATATGACCCAGACGGGCGATCGATGTTTGAAGTTGAGCGTCCCTTCTACAAAGAAGTGGATGCTTTGTTTGCTGAGCACATGCCTGAAGAACGAAAGAAACTTCAGAATGTTTGGGGTAACCTGAAAGAACCGGAATACTGCCTCTACGGTACATCATTTTCCACGATCACCGTTAATCATAATTTTCAGGTAGCGTACCACCGAGACGGAAATAATTGTAAGGACGGCATTGCGGTCATCTCTACCATCAATAAAGGAACCTACGACGGATACAGTTTCGTCTTCCCTCAACTTCGTGTTGCTTTTGACATACGGGATGGTGACTTCCTGTGTGGTGACAACCAAAAGTATATCCACGGTATGATGCCGATGGAAAATGCCTCACCCGATGCAGAGAGTGTCTGGTTTGTGTTCTTCTTGCGAGAAGGTCTGAAACACGCTGAAGACAAAGCATGTGAAGACTGCCGCCACGAGTTTGTGCTCTGGTGTAAGGACAATATCAAGAAAGACTCCAACAAACGTGGAACGTTCTCAGGGATATGGCCCGAGATGTGGCACTCCCAAGAATGGTTGGATTTCAAGAAATCAAAGGGTCTGGAACGATGCTCCGCCAGTACACACTCTGGCAGGGTGATGGAGCAAGCAGATGGCTAGATTTTCTACAAAGATACCTCTTGAAATCGAAAGAAAAATTCAAGCGTATGCCGAAAACCCCACTGAAATCGACTGGAGATTGCCTGAGAATAGGAAAGAACTGTTTCTAAGGTATTTCGCCTGGAGGGTCTCACACGAAGACCTAGATCAAAGACACTGGATGAGGACGGTCTGCAAAGACTACGACCTTGAACGGAGATTATGGTTTTCAATGGTCTTCGGGATGACCTACCGTACTTGTCAAGCGTGGTCCTACACAGAAACCTGGCCCTACATCCATGATATGGATATGGGTGCTCTTGAGGACTGGCACAAGGATAACTGGAAACGAACTACATACGGTTCTGATGCCCGGTACAATAAAGGTTTCTTCGTCAAGCAGTGTCAATCTGTAAAGGATTGGATTGGGACCGGGACCCTGACTGATAAGATCAATTCAATCATTGTTTACGACGACGAACCTTCTAATTTCTATGCTCTGTTTGAAGAAATAAAGGGACTTTACAAGTTCGGTCGAATGACTACTTGGCTTGCTATGCAAGCACTCTACGATGTGGGGAATCTGCCCATTGACCCAGGGACACCAATTCTCAATGGATACGGTCCCCACAATGATAGCTCCATGCAGTCGATCTGGAATGGTCTTTGTGCATTGGAAAACAAACCGGAAAAGATGGTCGGTAAGTATGGGAAATATAAACCATCCAAGAAGGAAGTGGACTGGTTCCAGAAATCCATCGAGGACTACTGTGAACAAGGTCAAGAGTATCTAGGTGAAAAGGTTGATAGTTTCCGGTGTGAAACTATATGGTGCATGTATAAGAGATTGTTCAATGAAAATGCTTCTAAAGAGTACCCCGGTCATTCTTCCGGTGACCATGCTCAATGGTACCTATACTACCGGGAACACTGGCCTGAGATTGACTGGTCAACATACAGACTAGCGGCTAGATCTCTACCAGGGTCAATCTGTGGGAAACAGATAGTCTCCTGGAGGAACGCTGTTTTCGGTCGGACTGGTATGATGGTCAACATGCACGATATTTTCGACGATATGCCGGACGTTGACACTATCCTTGGTGTAGACAAAGAGGACGGGCACCTGAAAGAATTCTGGGAGGATGATTATATGACCATCCCCTCCGATAGATATTCCTGGGAGTTCACCCTATCCCCTCCAGTACTAAAATAAGAATACGGTCCTACTCACTAACCCGACCAACGACCGTATAAACTGAAATACAGGGTATGTCTAAGAAAATCAAAGTGGCAGTTGCTGGTGTCGGCAACTGCTTCTCCTCCCTTTACCAGGGCATCGAATACTACAAGGATTTCGATGAAAACAAAGATGGCGTCATTCCTGGCGTGATGTTCCCCCGCATTGGCGGTTATCACCCAGCTGACATCAAAATCGTGGCTGCATTTGACGTGGACCGACGTAAAGTTGGTCGTAGCGTTGGTGAAGCCATTTTTGCTGCTCCGAACTGTGCCAGGGTATTTTGCCCCGAGGTACCGGACGGTCCCACGGTTCAAATGGGTCCTGTGTTCGATGGCGTCAGCAACCTGATGCTTGAGCAACCCGAGAAATACGGTTTCCGAGTGTCAAACGAGGAACCGGTTGACGTTGCCCAGGTGCTGCGTGATACCGGTGCCGACATCCTCCTCAACTACATGCCTGTCGGTTCACAGGTAGCAACCGAATACTACGCTCAAGCATGTCTGGATTCCGGCACTGCTTTCCTGAACTGCATCCCGGTCTTCATCGCTTCTGACCCGGTATGGGAACAAAAATTCATCGATGCCGGATTACCTATCATCGGTGATGACATGCGTAGTCAAGTCGGTGCCTCCATCACTTCGCAGGTTCTGCAAGAGATGGCGTTCGATCGTGGTGCTGTGGTCAAGTACCACCAGCAGATCAACATCGGTGGTAACAGCGACTTCCTTAACATGATGGACCAGACCCGTCTGGCATCTAAGAAGGAAAGTAAGGAAAACGTTATCCGAGCACAGAACGACCTCCGGGGTATCCCAGTCGAAGATGAGTCGCTGTTTGCAGGACCATCGACCTGGATCCCTTATCTGAAGGATAACAAGGTCGCCCACTTCCGTCTGGAGTTGGAAGGTTTCGGTGGAGCACCGATCGAAATCGACGCTAAGCTATCCGTGCAAGACTCGGAGAACTCCGCTGGTGTTGTGATCGATGCAATCCGTTATCTGAAAGTTGCCTCTGAGATGGGTGTGGTTGGTGCCCTCCGTGGTCCTTCTGCTTGGACGCAGAAAACACCACCACAGCAGATGCAATACGCAGATGCTAAGGCAGAGTGTTTCGCTCTTGCTAACCGGGACATCGATGCCCTCCGTGCCCTGAATACGGTGTTGGGCGACAAGCGGACGGAGCGAGTATAATGTATATGCCACCGTGGGCGTTTCCAGACACGGTGAATTCGTTTGACTTTGACGGGGTGATCTACTTCGGGAAGAAAAATCCCGGAGTCCGCCCCGCTGTCGGCGACGTCATCATCACTGGACGGAGTTACGAAGAAGAAGAGAAAACCCGGAAGTTCTGCCAAGAGTACGGTATCAAAAACGACATTTACTTCAGTCAAGTGCCTGAGCACCTGAAGACTAGGGAAATCTCGGGGTATCACAAGGCGATCACGCTGCGTAGACTCGATCAGCAAATGAACATCGCAATCCATTTCGAAGACGACCCCATTCAAAAGGAAATCATCGAAGCACTGTGCCCCTTTGTCAAGGTGGTGCATTTAGTCCACGAACTTACTGAGAAATGAAAATTATCGGACTCATCGGTGAACCCGCAGCGGGTAAGTCCACCGTTATCAAAAATTTCATCGATACTCTCGGTGAGGGGAGCATCATCAAAGACGGTCTGGTCGTCTATACCTGTTACAACGACGACCGAGTCATCATCGCAGGTAAGTATGAGGAAGGTGTTACCTTCTGTGGCACAGACACGCTGTCTAAGGGTTGTGGACCGAAGTACCGAACGTGGTTGGAAGCAGCGGTCAAGGACCCTGCCTTCGAGGGTTGGACGTTCGTGTTCGAGGGTGAGAGGTTCTCAAACAATCCGTTCATGGAGATGTTCGAACGACTCGGTGCTACCACCTACTACCTGGAAGCAGATGAGGAGACGTTGGATGCTCGTAATGCTGACCGAAGTAACCAGAATCCGACATGGCGGAAAGGGATGCGTACCCGGATGCACAACCTAAGGGACAAGTACCCAGTCGAAATCGTTCAGCAAGGGTTCTCCATCGGGTAAAATTCCCACATGGCAAAGAATCTCTCCGTGGAGGTCAGCTCGTTCCTGACCTCCGTACTCAAGAACTATTACG